CTTGGCCGAAGAGCCCTGGTAGGCAAACTCGCCATCGATCACGTTGGCCGGCGCGAACTGGTAGACCGGGTCGACGGGCGCGTCCTGCGTGACCGTGATTGCACCGCCAGACCAGTACACCATGCCCCGGAAGATCGAGGCCATGTCCTGCACGACCTTGTAGGCCTGCTCGCGGGTCTGGAGATACAGATTGCAGGTGAAGCGCGGCTCGGAGCCGCCGAGGCCGTTGGGCACGAGCTGGTCGCAGTACTGCGCCACGCGGTACAGCGCCCACTTGTCGACCTGCGCCTCGGGGATGTAGCTGCCCAGACCGTAGCGCGTGCTGGTGACCAGGTCATAGAAGCACCAAGCCGGGTTGTCGGTCCAGGCGATCTTGAACGTCCCGTCCCAGATGCCGCTGTAGGCTCTGGTCGTCGGTTCGTAGTTCGTCGGCACGCGTACGCGCAGCAGCTTCATGTCGTAGCTGCGGCGCGGGATGGACGAGAACTGCGAGGCGTCGACGCGCAGCGCCACCAGGGCGCTGTTCGGGTAGCGCAGCTTGCTTTCGATGACCTCGGTGTAGGACTCGAGGAAGGTCTTGTTCTGAACTGCCGAAGAAGTCGAATCGGCGGTGATGCGCCGCACGCGGATTTCCCAGGGTCCGCTGCCAGTCAGCGGCACGTAGTAGCCGCGCTGGTACCTTGTCGTGGTCTTTCCGGAGATGGTGTCGTTGACAACCTCCACAAAGCCGCCACCGTTGCTTTGGAGGTCGATCGCAAAAGTGACAGAGCTGCCGTTCAGGTCCCCGTTCGTGGTGTCCTGGTCCGTGAGTTGCGGCAGGCTGATCTTTACGCGCACCGCGTCAACGTCCGGGTCGGTGATTGAGCGCACGACGCTTTGGCTCGCCTTCACCTCGACGCCGACCGCGACCTCGTTCTCGACGCTCGAAAATCCAGGGACGTAGCCCTGCTGCTGCGTGCCGGGCCGAGTCTCCAAAGTCAGGCCGGTGAAGTTGAAGGAGCCGTCAGCATTCTGGATTGGGGTGTCGTCCAGGTAGACGGACTTGAGCCCGTCGACCAGCCCCTCGATTTCGCCTTCGGAAATGAGGTCCATGACGCGCGCATAGGCCTTCGAGCGCAGGCTGTCCGGTGCCTCCTGGGCGACGCGCGCACTTCCGCCGCCGCCCTTACCGCCGCCGCCGGCCCCGATGATTAGCGCCGTCACGCGGGCACCTCGTCGACGTCAATGCCAGCGCTGATCACGGCCGAGCCGACAATCAGGCGGCCGTAGCCCACCGGCACCGGATGGCCCTGGGCGGTGGTGTTCACCGCGCCGTTGAAGCTGTAGCTGGGCTTGTTTTCAGGCCGCTCGGACGGGTCGGAAGCCTTGGGCGTTGGCGCGATCATTTGCGCGACGCCGCCCAGGATCATGGACGTGCCGACCGAGTACAGGGTCGCCTGCGACAAGAACGAGCCAGCTGCGGCCCAGCCCATGGGGTTCCACCAGGCCACGGCGATCAAAGCGACGCCGAGAAGGATCTGGCCAAGGCCGTTGCTGCCAGCACCGGACACGACCGGTGCGATCGTGATGCGCTGCTGGCCGGTCGGCTCGTGCAGGCGATCGAGCGTGAGCGACTCGCGGCCGGACAGCACGCGATAGCCGACGCCTCGCTCGCCAGAGGCGACCAGCTCGCGCTCGAACGCCGGGAAGTTCGCGCACAAGGCGCGCACCGCTTCGGCAGCCGAGGCGATGGCCAGGCGGTGCCGGCGACCGAATCGCCGTCCAAGTTCACCGAGAAGAATGACTGTGACCATGCCGCAGAACGTGTGTCGTGACTTTTTGCCAATAACCGCCGTAGACGTCCCGGCTCGACAGCCGGCCCTGCAGGTGGTGCAGGATCAGACCGTCGCCGAGGTACACGGCAGCGTGATTCGGAACGGGCGAAGCCACCTGCATCAGGAAGCAGTCGCCCTGTTGCAGGTCAGCCGGGTCAATGACCTCGAAGCCGGCCTGCGCGAAGTTCTCCAGGTAGAGGTTCTCGCCGCGCCTCCACCAGTCGTCGAAGCGCGCGAAGTTGGGCAGCTCGACGCTGCGCTCGATGCGGAACCAGTCGCGCACCAGCGAGTAGCAGTCGAGCACGCCGTGGGACCATTCCCGGCCCACCAGGGGCGCGACGTAGCCGGCCGGCTCAATGCTGGCCCAGGCTTCGCTCGGGAAGCCGACGATGTGCCACGGCAGGCCGCTGGCCTCGCAGGCGACGCGGTCGGCCTGGCTTGGCTCGGGCGACATGCCCGGGTGGCTGTGCACCACGCCCACGATCTCGCCCTGCTCGTCGGCAGCGGCGTAGTCCTCCGGGTGAATCACGAATTGATCGGTACCGACGCCGATGTTTCGGCAGCGGACGTAAACCTCGCGGCCCTTGCGGATCACGAGCAGGCCGCAGGCCTCGCGCGGGTATTCCTCGCGGGCGTGCTCCAGCGCCAGCGCTTTGTTCTCGGCCAGCATCAGCGGATCAGCCCCGCAGCCGGGAAGCCACCAAACGGCAGCTCCGCGTGTTGACCGAATCGCGCCTGGCAGGACGACAGGCGCTTGCCGCAGACGTCCTGCGCGCTTGAGCCGACCGCCTGGTCGTTAGCGTCGAAGTAGGACGCGCCGGTGTAGCCGCACTCGCTGCCACGGTACTTCCAGGGGCAGACGTTCTGCACGATCTGGCGGCGCGGCAAGGTCACGCCCTCCAGGTCGAAGGACGCGGCCAGCTCGAACTCGACGACGTCGCGGGTTTCGCGCGACTTGCGGTCGACGTAGTAGATGTCGTCCGCAAACTCGGCCGAGGCGTCGGCGGTCGGGTTCGCGCCGCCTGGGAAGTTCACGGCGTCCAGGTACTTGGCCAGCGTGCGCTTGCGGGTGATCTTCGCGCCGACCAGGTCCTGGTAGCTCAGCACGAGCGCCGTGATCGAGCCGGTCACGTTGGCCACGCGAAGCCGAGGACGCGGCACCTGGCCGTTGCCGTTCAGCTCGAAGCCCTCGACCTGGATCGGGAACGGCTCGTAGGCGTTGCCCTGCCAGACGACCCGCTGCAGCAGCGCGTTGGTGCCGGCATGAAAGCGCACCGGACCCTGGCCGAAAAGGGATAGGTCCAGCACGAACAGCTCGATCACCGCGCTGGGCGCGAGCTTCTGGATTTCGGAGGTGATCGCTTGCGAGGTCATGACAGATCGAACACCTGCTTGAAGGTCGCGCGCACCGTCTCGACGTTGGGCTCGTCGACCGTCCGGCCCCACTCTTCGCACGTGAACTTGGCCGTAGTGCCGGCGGGCGAAGTCCAGTCGAAGGCCTGCACCGCGCCACGCGCGCGCAGGAAGGCGTCGATCGCGGCAGCGTCGGCCGTCGTGCGACCACGGAACTCAAGCGACCAGACCTCGGGCTGCGTGTTGATGCCGAAGGCCAGGCGCTGCTCGTAGCCGTCGCCGAAGGTCACGCGGCGCACGTTGGGCCGCATGGCCACTTGAGCGCCAATGGATGGTGTCCAGGTGAACGTCGCCATTACGCGGCCCTCCGGGCGTCAAGCAGGCCGCCCGCGCGCTTCTGCGCCAGCAGCTCCTGTCGCACGGCGCTGGCGATCGCCTTGCCGAGGTCACGGCCGCCCGCGTCGTCGCCGCTGGTGGATGCGCCAGCATCGGAGACGCTCACCGAGATGTTGAACACGTCGCCGCCGGCAGCGCCGCCGGACATGGTCACCGGGATCGTGCGGCCGTCAGGCAGCGGCACGTAGGCCTCGGGCTTGGAGCCCTCGCCGAACACGGCCACTTGGGGCGAGCTGGCGATGCCGCCAGTGGCGTAGCCGCGCAGCGGCAGCGGGCCGTCCGACGTCATCACGCCGCCGTCAGCGAACCCGAAGAAGCTGCTCATGGCTTTGGCCAGGGGCAGCGTGATCGCGCGCTGAATCTGGATGCGGATCAGGTCCGAAATGATCGAGTTGGCCAGCGAACGGAAGTCCAGCTTGCCGGTCATCACGAAGTCGACCAGGGCGTCGGTCATGCCGTTGAAGGCGCGCACGGTCGCCGACTCCATCTGCTTGCCGATCTGCTCTGCTTCCTCGGCCACCAGACGCAGGCCCTTGGCAAAGCCCGCCTTGGGGTCGGACAGCTCCTTGGCCCGCTGGGTGAGCAGCGTTGCGCCGTCTGCTGCCTGGCGCGCGGCGTCCTCGATCTTCTTGAGGGCGTCGGCCAGCTTCTCGTTGCCAGGCGCTGCCTCGGCCAGCTCGCGGGCCTGCTGCGCCAGCGTGGCCAGCTGGTTTGCGCTCTCCTGGCGCGCGGTGGCCAGGCGACGCAGCGAGTCGAGTTCGCTGATCGCGCCGGTCTCGCGCAGGGTCTTGATCTGCTCTTCGATGGCGCGCAGCTCGTTCTGGCCGCGCGCGGCCTGCTCCTGCAGGTCCTTGAGCGTCTCGCCTGGCAGGCGGATTTCCCGCTCCAGGTTCGACTGCTGGGCGTCGCGCTCCAGCTTCTGGCGCTTGAGGGTGATCTCGGCCAGCTTGTCCTGGAGCTTGAGCTTGTCCTGTGTGGTCTTGGCCACCGTTTCGAGGCCTCGGCGCAGGATCGCCTCTTCGTCGGCGAACAGGGCGCGCAGCTTCTCGGTGAAGTCCTCCTGCGCCGCCAAGCGGGCCTCGCTCGCGTCCTTGAAACTCAGGTAGCCCTGGCTTTCGTAGAGGTCGATGATGCGCTGGCGATCCTTGAGGATGCCGCCTTCGACG